ATACTTAACATCTTATGCTTATGCTTTAGTATTAAGCGGAACAAACGCGCAAAATACCAACGCAAACTGGTGGAATAGTACAGCCCCAACATCAACTGTTTTTTCTGTGGGTAATGGTTCAATTGCGGTCAACGGTAACGGCAACTCAATGGTTGCATACTGCTGGACACCCATAGCAGGATACTCAGCATTTGGTAGCCTAACGGGTAATGGCAGTTCTGACGGGCCATTTGTATACACAGGGTTTAGACCAAAATTTATTTTATTTAAAAACGCAAGTGCTGTTGCATCGTGGTGGATATTTGATACTGTGCGTAATACTTACAACGTGGCTGACCTTGGTTTGCGCCCAAATACGTCTGACGCAGAATCAACATTTTCTACGTTTGATATTTTATCCAACGGATTTAAAGTAAGAACAAGTGATTCAGGATTAAACGGTTCAGGCAACACCGTTATATATGCGGCATTTGCCGAAAACCCATTCAAGAACGCTTTAGCGAGGTAGTTATGTTTGCAATCATTTCCGATAACGCCATTGCGATGTTAGTCGCGCCAGGCACAGCGTTTGAATGGGATTCGGTCCAGTATCCAGCTAACTGGTGCAACCTGTCTACGCCTGAAGAAAAGGCTGCGATTGGCATGGTGGATGTTGTTTACGGTCAATATCCAAACGACACCTACTATTGGGTTACGCAAGACGCGCCTGTGTATAACGGCACCGTGGTTGAGATCAACTACACATCTACACCAAAAGATTTGTTCATGTTGCAAAACAATGCCGTGACAGCGATGCAACAACAAGCATATTCAATCCTGTTGCCCAGCGATTGGCGTGTGGTCAAGGGTTACGAAACCAAAACCGCCATCCCCGCTGATTGGGATACATGGCGACAAACCATTCGCTCGCAATGCGATGCACAGATTCAAGCAATCACTGCGTGTACAACTGTTGCAGAATTAGCAGCGTTGCCACCGGTTGATTGGGCGCATGATCCTAACTGGATACCGCCTGGAGTATAATTTTTAACGTATCGGCCCGTTAGACCGAGGTTTCTTAGGAAACAAAAATGTCAGAAGAAGTAACCTTAGCGGAAGTACCCGCGCCAGAACAGGACGTTACGGCAACACCTGTACCTGAAGTTTCAGCGCCGGAAGTAACCGAACAGCAAACCGAGCAGCAAGAGGAAAAGAAATAAACTCAAGCTGAGATCGATGCAATGATCGGTAAACGACTTGCAAGAGAACAACGTAAGTGGGAAAGAGAACAGGCGCAACGTGCGGTGCAAGCCCCACAGCCAAGTGCTCCACCCGTACCGGAAGGTTTTGCATCCACTGAAGAGTACATCGACGCAGTAGCCGAGTACAAAGCAGCGGAAAAGCTTGCGGCACGCGAAGCACAAAAGCAGCAGTCTGCAATCTTAGAGTCTTACCACGACAAGGAAGAAGAAGCGCGGACGAAGTACGACGACTTTGAACAAGTCGCCTACAACCCCAACCTTCCAATCACTGACGTGATGGCTCAAACCATTCAAGCTTCTGATATTGGTCCTGACGTGGCATACCACTTAGGGGCGAATCCGAAAGAAGCCGAACGGATTTCCAGACTTTCGCCATTCTTACAAGCCAAAGAAATCGGGAAGCTCGAAGCCAAATTGGCCGCTGAACCTCCCACAAAGAAGACCTCATCGGCGCCAACGCCTATTAGTCCGGTCACTGCACGAAGCACGGGGTCACCCTCGTACGATACAACCGACCCACGCTCCATCAAGTCGATGAGCACCTCGGATTGGATCGAAGCTGAAAGGCAGCGTCAGATTAAGAAGCAAGAAGCGCTACGTAACCGCTAACTTACTTTTTAGGAAACATCATGAGCAATAGCTTACTTACCATTGACATGATCACCCGTAAATCTCTCGAAATCCTCGAGAACAACCTGGTGATCACACGTAACGTAAACCGCCAATACGACGACTCCTTCGCTGTTGAAGGCGCCAAGATTGGTTCAACTCTCCGTATCCGCCTGCCCGATCGCGCGCTGGTGACTGACGGTGCCGCCCTGCAAGTTCAGGCCGACAACGAACAGTACACAACGCTGACCGTGTCCAGCCAAAAGCATATCGGCGTGAACTTCACGTCTGCCGAACTCACAATGCAATTGGACGATTTCGCAGAGCGTGTTCTGAAGCCTCGCGTATCGCAGCTCGCATCTTCGGTTGACGCCGACGTTGCAACTTCGTACAAAGGCATCTACAACTCGGTAGGCACCCCAGGTACTACGCCTGCAACATCTTTGGTTCTGCTCCAAGCTAACCAGAAGCTCAACGAGTTTGCCACACCTATGAGCCCACGCTACGCGACTGTTAACCCAGCCGCTAACGCTGGTCTGGTTGAAGGCATGAAGGGTCTCTTTAACCCAACCGGCACTATCAGCCGCCAGTTCAAGAACGGCATGATGGGCGAGGGCATTTTGGGTCTGGACGAGATCAACATGTCGCAGTCAATCAGCAACCACACCAACGGTAACTGGGGCACTTCGATTACTGTTACTTCGACAGTATCGACCGAAGGTCAGTCAACACTCGGCATCAGCTTCACTGGTTCGAGCAAGACATGGAACGTGGGCGACGTCTTCACCATCGCTGGTGTCTACGCTGTCAACCCACAGACACGTCAATCGACCGGCAGCCTCCAACAGTTCACCGTAACTGCTGCGGCATCTGGTTCTTCGACCGCTACGCTGAACATCAGCCCAGCTCTGTACACGGCTGGAAACGCATTGGCTACTGTGGACGCGTTCCCTGTTGCTACTGCTGTTGTGACGATGTTGGGTTCGGCTGCAACTTCGTACCCACAGAACTTGGTCTACCACAAAGATGCCATTAGCTTTGCTACGGCTGACTTGTTGTTGCCACAGGGCGTTGACATGGCTAGCCGCCAAGTCCACAACGGTATTTCGTTGCGTATCGTACGTCAGTACGACATCAACAACGACCGTCTGCCTTGCCGTATTGACGTTCTGTATGGCTACGCAGCCATCCGTCCCGTCACTGCGGTTCGTATGTGGGGCTAAACCAGTGGGGGCTTCGGCCCCCATTTGTAACTTTTTTATAGGAAAAATATCATGGCAATCGCTAACGGTTCTGGTACCTATCAGTTTTCTGACGGTAACCTAAACGCTGCTAAGTCACTTGGCGGCACAATCCTTCTGTCGGCTACCGGCGCTGGACTTTACTTCCTCGATACGGCTGTTACAGCTAACTCAACAACTACCACTGCTCCTGCCGGTTCTATTGGCGTTACAACCAATGCAACTGGTTTGGGCAAAATGTTCATCTCTGATGGCACCAAGTGGCAGTTTGCTGTTGTAGCTTAAAGTATCAAGGGGCGGGCAACCCCCGCCCCGTTAAAGGAAGCGCATGGACATCTATTTAAAACACCCCGTTCACGGTACTAAAATCGCCACGATGGAAATCGAAGCGGAATTTGATGAAAAAAATGGTTGGGTGCGATATACTTTGGATACGCCTGAAGATGCGGAGCCGGTAAACGCGCTAAAACGTAAACGTAAAACTTCGGAGTAGCCATGAGCACCACAGCCGGCGATCAGATAAATGGGGCGCTGCGCCTAATCGGCCAACTAGCCGAGGCTGAAGTGCCCTCGGCCGCTACTTCTGAAGATGCGCTGGCAACACTTAACCAGATGATTGACTCATGGAATACTGAGCGATTGTCGGTGTTTTCTACGCAAGACCAAATCTTTTCTTGGCTGCCTGGGTTTATGACTCGCACGCTAGGACCTACGGGAGATTTCATTGGAAACCGCCCAATTTTGGTTGATGATTCAACTTATTTCCGCGATCCTTCTTCTGGCATTTCATTCGGCATTAAGCTGATTAACCAGCAACAATACGACGGTATCGCGGTTAAAACGGTCACGTCAACTTATCCACAGGTCATGTGGGTAAACATGAGCTACCCCAACATTACGATGACGGTATACCCCGTACCTACTAAGGTGCTTGAGTGGCATATCGTGTCGGTTCAGGAGCTCACAACGCCCGCGCTATTGAGCACGCCTCTGGCGTTCCCGCCAGGCTATCTGCGCGCGTTTAAATACAACCTCGCGTGTGAGCTCGCCCCTGAGTTTGGTGTTGAGCCCTCGCCCACGGTGCAACGCATTGCGATGACGTCTAAGCGCAATCTCAAGCGCATCAACAACCCAGACGACGTTATGTCGATACCGTACTCGATTGTTGCGACACGTCAGCGCTTTAACATTTTTGCCGGTAACTACTAATGCAATCGCCTATCCTCGGATCAGCTTATACGGCACGCAGCGTCAACGCTGCGGATAACCGTATGATCAACTTGTTCCCTGAGATCATCCCCGAGGGCGGCCATACCCCCGCGTTTCTTAACCGCGCCCCAGGTTTGCATTTAGAAGTTGCGGTTGGCACGGGTCCGGTACGCGGGCTGTGGACGTTTGGTGCGTACGCATACGTTGCATCAGGGAATACCCTATATAAGCTAGACACCCAGTACAACATTACAGCGCTGGGCACGTTGGCAAACGACGGTCCAGTGTCAATGGCCGACGATGGTACGCATTTGTTTATCGCTTGTAACGGGCCAAGCTTTGTGTACAACGCTACAACCGAAGCGTTTGGTCAGATTACCGATCCAGACTTTCCTGGCGCGTTAACTGTATCATATTTGGCCGGTTACTTTGTGTTCATTGAGCCGGACAGCCAACGCGTGTGGGTAACTCAATTACTAGACCCCACGTCTATTGACCCGCTTGATTTTGCAAGCGCCGAAGGTAACCCTGACGGTTTGGTGTCGTCTATTACCGACCACTCTGAGGTTTGGCTCTTTGGCACAAACTCGGTTGAGGTCTGGTACAACTCAGGTGCGGCAGATTTCCCATTACAGCGCATTCAGGGCGCATATAACGAAATTGGATGCGCAGCTACCTATTCGGTTGCAAAGCTTGATAACGGCCTGTTTTGGCTAGGCGCTGACGCCCGTGGTCGTGGTATTGTCTATCGTGCCAATGGCTACACCGGCACGCGCATCAGCACCCACGCCGTCGAGTGGCAAATTCAACAATACGGCGACATCTCTGACGCTATTGCGTACACGTATCAACAAGACGGCCACGCGTTCTACGTGCTGACCTTTCCGACCGCGGGAGCTACTTGGGTGTACGACGTAGCCACACAAGCATGGCATGAGCGCGCAAGCTTTACCAATGGCGACTTTGG